TTGTAGAAAAGACTTTGCTTGTCTTGGTGGTGAGGGGAGTGATGTGAGCGTGATCATTGACCGGCGGGCCGTTCGCGATCACGAATCAACAGGCAGAGTCCGCACTACTGCATCCGAACACTGACTCACTATCACTTAATGCACTCACCACTGGGAAATTCTAGACCCCCCACCCCCGATCGTGCAGGCTCGGGGCCAAGACAGACCCCTCTAATTTTCTGTAGATTTTTCTGAAACAGGTCCTAAACAAAAGCCCCCCTTTTTTGTGGGAGGCTTAAAAAATTTTGAAAATTTTTTGAAACGAGGCTGACGGGTCAGTACATGGCACGTAACCAGTCTCGTTCTTTAGGTTCCATGAGCATGATGGTTTTATGCATGAAGGATTTGGATTGTTTTTCGGACATCTGGTGGTAAAACCGGCCGAGGAGTTGTTTAACGGCTTCTTTTTGGCGGCAGCGAACAGCCAGCAGTAGTGCGAGTGCGTTGAGTACCATCTCTTTGCTGGTCAAGTCCTTCATTATACCTGCCTTGGCACACTAGAACGATGCAGTAGACTACCGATCATGGCTCTGGACACCTCTGGAAACTGGGAAGCAGGCGATGATCTGCGTTTGATTGAAGCGTTGGGCTTGCCATTTGGCGCTTATACCCTTGATTGCATTCAAAAGTGCATGAATGAGCTTGAGGACATGAGTCCTGAGGCGGTTTTAAGGGTTCGGGCGTTATTGGATGAGTATGAAGCGGCCAAGCAGGCTGAATCCGGCAGTAATCTGGCTGATACTGAGGGCAAGGTACTGGTTAAGGCTGATGTACTGGAGTGGGAGGTAACTGGTACTGGTCAGCCTAGTGGCGCTCAGCAGGAGATGAACCGTACCCAGTACGAGATTGCGCAATACTTTGCCTTCTGTAGCTGCCTTGGAGGTACTTTACCTGGTGGCGGTAGTAGCGGTGGTTACGGTTCAGGCAGTCTGATTCGTTCCTGAGTCTTTCTTCGTTAGCACTTCAAGGGTGGTTGGTAGACTGTAGCGATACGCTGCGGTTTTTACCCATGTCCGGCCATCCTGAGAATTCACCTGAAATCAATAAGATGATGGAGGAACTGGCAAAGCACTCGGATACGTGCCAGGTCTGGTGTAATGGCTGTCAGGATTTTACTGTGATGAACGCAGCTTACGCGAAGTACCTCAAGGGTGAGATCGAGTCCTGCAGCAGGTGCCGGAAGTGAGGGATGGAGACGAGGTTAGTGGATTCGAAGTCGAGCTAACAGACGACGAAGTCCGCACGCTGTACTACGCAGTTCAAGAAGCCATTGAAAACTGGCCCGGTTCGCCCGCAAGACCTGCAGATGAACAGGAAAGGTTATACAATATCAAGGAAGCATTATTTAGGATGATCCTTGAAATGAGTCTTGAAGCGTAGCGAGCCCTGAAAGGGCGAGATAGGCTGAAAAATCGCGGCGCGGAGCGCACTGGAAGACTAGGAGGATCGCGAGAATCCTGTGGCCAGTACCTCCCCGCTGCTTCCATATCAAAACGCAAGGTTGCTGGTACCCGGACAGGGAGCTGCTAGCCTTGTTGATGGTCGCTGGGTTGAGGCTGCATCTGACTCCTATCTCGTGCGTTTATTTATCAAGAGATCCCAATATAGCGGTGTTTCGTCGGGTTCGAAGCCATTGCCCCTGTCTAGCCAGCTTGATGGGCAGATGATGCCTGGTGCTAGCGGTGATCAGTTCTACTACCGCGGGTATGCGCTTGATTTCACTACTGTTCCAGCTGATTACGACCTAGAAGTGGGCGATGAGACTGGTTTTACTTGGACTCAGGTCACGACGCAATACAGCTGGCTCGCCACGGGCACTGAGTGCCTCTTTAGGTTCGGCCAGGACCCCATCATGCCAACAGCGAAGATTCAGCGCTCTAGCGGTGTTTTCGGCGGCCTGGGGATCGATGAGATCGTTTACAAGGAGATTGGTGGAGTCGAGATTCAAGTCACTGGCGGCGAGATCCAGAACTGATGAGAGTTACAGCCACCGATAACCTTTCGACGGTATTCAAGGGCGGCAAGCAGGTGATCGGTGACCTGAAAGTGCCTGTAATCGGTCTCAAGATGGGCTTACCTATCGGTTTTGACGCTAAGATTCAAGGCGATATGGACGTCGTCAATGAAGGCGAGTTGATTGCGGCAGCCGAGGCTGAGATCAAGCGCATGACCAGCAGCCTGGCTGCGGAGCTTTCTAAGGCCCTTGAGGACGCCCTGAAGGCCAGTGTGTGGTCCTGGACCGGCGGGACTAGGGACATCTATGATACGGGCGAGCTAGCACGCTCTGGGAGCGTTACAGCGACCGGTGACGGGATTACAGTAGTATATTCCGCCCCTTACGCCAATATCGTACACAATGGTGGGTATATCTACCCTTACGGCAACAAGGGAGCGCGTCCCATCTATTTGCCGCCGCGGCCATGGGTGACATCAGTGCTGTACGGTGGCGGGCCAGTGCCGCAGTTCGACTTTGAAGACTTCTTTGCTCGCAATCTGCGTTAGGTATTCTAGTCCAGTTTTCAACTGGTGCTATCGATGGGCAAGCTTCCTTTTGTAGTGGCCCCTAAGGTTAATTCTCGCGTCGAGACGCTGGGTTCTGATGTTAGTGGTAAGATCGAGATCGAGCGGAAGGGATTTCTTACCGTTGGCGAGAAGTCGTTCATGGCCAACGTGAACAGTCAGGATACCGTGCTCCAGTCGGTGATGAAGCTTTCACGAGCTGTTGCTAAGGCCTACAAGCTGAACCAGCAAGAAGCTTACCAAGAAGTTGTCATGGCCGTTACCGAGCCTGACAAGTGCCAGTATCCAGTTTACGAGAACTTCACAGACGAGATCGCTGAACTGGCTTCGTTGATGATGGTTACCGAGCAGAAGAAGCGCCTCATGATGGCCTACTGTATGCTCCTGTATCGCGTCAACGACGAGATTGAGATGGATGATGTCATCGACCTCCATGAAGACCTTGTAGAGGAGCTGGCAGCTCTCTATACGGACGAGGAAAACAAGAGCACCGAGCGCCTTGTTGGCGACACTGAGGAGGAGGGCCCCGAGCCTGACGAAATCGAAGACCTCGGAAAAAAGTAAACGCTGGTGAAAGTGTCGAGCCCGACTGGGAGGACATTTACTGGAGGATGAAAAAGGCATTCCCGGGAGACCCTGAGTTCTCCTGGGATCGCTTTTACCAGCTGCCCTACGAATACGTCCTGACCGGCTTCTACAAGCTGCAGGAGGCTCGTCGTTCGGAATTGCATGATTACGAGCTACCCATTGCTCTCAACACTGCCGTTTACGCCAACAGCCAGAGGGACCCCAAGAAGGATCAAAAGCCTTACGGGCCTTTGGACTTCGCTATGTACAAGCCACTCGAAGGAGAAGGTCCTGCAGGATATTATGCAGCCTGCTACGTCCATCTTGTCGAGCGAAGGGAACTGCCTCAATGGGCCTTGTTCTGCTACAAAGAGGTCGCATCTTCCGCCCGAGGAAGCGCTGGTCGCCAGTACGCCCTCTTCGCCGAAGACGCCATCCTTATTGGTCCACGCCATACCGAGGACGGCTTTAAGGGCTTCCTGATTGCTCTGGAGTCAGCGTCAGAACAGGTCCGAACCTTCTCGGACCCCAATGGTAACTTCTTCGATCTAACGCTGCCCAAGATCCATACAAAGGTGATTGCAGAGGAAGACGTGTTCCTCAGCTAGAGGGCCAGTCTCCCATCACCTGGTTAGCATACTCGTCAACGATTCGGCTATCCTCTTCGGAGTATGGCCCGAATCCTTGCAGGCCGCCTTTGAGCCATTGCTGGATACGCCATTCGGCGGCAATGCTGTAGAAGGGCTGCATACGGTACCAGGCAGCCCACTCCTGGCTGGACTTGTCCTGATTACACTCCCGGCAGGCGGGGATGCAGTTACTGGTCTTGTCTTCACCGCCATTAGACTTGGGGCGGACGTGGTCGACCGTTAGGCTGTTGTCGTCGATTGGGGGCTTGCCGCAATATGCGCACCTGTTGTTCCAGGCATCTTTGATACTTTGGCGCCACTGACGCCGAGCTTCACCGCGTGTTAAGGCTGACATGTTGTGTAGATAATCTGAAACCCTCTCGTAAACGGGGAGGAAGTCCTGGGAGGAGTGCATCTCAGATAGTCAAAAAGACTGCACCACTGGAGAAGTGTTCTTTCATCGGCTCTAGCCTCCGGGTGGTATGTCTTGACCTCAGTCTACCGACGAAGGTACACTAAAATAGCGTTTTCTGGGGCCTGTGGCACAACAACTTCCCACATCAGCACAGGTTATCTATGATGTGCTCACTACGGACACCATTTTCCCGTCCCTGGTAGGTGAATATACCTTTAAGGCTGGCCAGACAGGGCCTGCCGTCTCTATCGTCACTCCAGGCCAAGACCTGCCGGCAATCAAGAAGATCAGCGGCATTGAGGTGGTAATTCATGACGCAGCTGACGTAAAGCGTCGTGACTACCTGACTACCGCCTCTGATATTTATATCGACTGGAAAGTGTTTTTTATCTGCTGGGAGCCCGCCAGGGGCGTTGACCTGACAGCAGCTGTTTCCCGTGCCATGCAGCGCTTTGCTGGATCAATGAGTTTTGAGACGGTGGCTGTGGCTGATGGTGTTGGCGCCCAGGTGCAGACCATGCTGGTCATCAAGGGTGACATGCCAATCCTGGCGGAATAGGTAGTTTGGCAATCTAAGGCAACGGCCCCATGAGGGTCCGAGGTACCTTCGTGCGGGTTCTCCCGCTTCTATTATGGCAAACTTCTCGGCCGCTTTCGGCTATGACTTCTACATCGTTCCCGTGCGGAACGAGCTGATCACTGACTTCGCAACCGCTCCTAACGTCAGCACCACCACTCCTCCTTCCGCAGACTCCTCCGTCTCCTACGCTGCTGGCGTGTTCACCATCGGCGCTGACACCTACGCCATGGACGGCACTGACGAAGGCATCCGCCTTTCCGCCCTGACTCAGGCTGCTCTTGAGACCGACACCGGTTCTGAAGAGGTCTACACCTACGATGACGAGACCAAGGGCTTCTCTCAGGCTGTTGCTACCACCAAGAACTTCAGCATCACCCTGGCTGGCGTGGCTGACTTCAACGACGCTGCTTACAAGGTTCTCCGCTTGACCGAGCAAAACACCGTGGCTGACGGCCTGCGTGTTGCTTTCAAGCGTGTTGGTCCTACCGGCACCACTGAGACGATTGAAGGCTACGGCACTCTGACTGGCTACACCGAGTCCAACGAAGTTAGCAGCATCGTGTCCTGGGAGTGTACCCTTACCGGATACGGCCCTTATCACCTGACCCTGGCTAGTTAGCTGACTGGAGGTATCGCAACCGTTGATACTCTCGCGACCACGACTGCCTTTACCGACTCTCAGACGGGACTGGCAGTCACCCTCTCCGGAGATGCTACCGCTACCGTCGATACAGACGTTTCTGGCGACATCACTGCAGTCAACATCACCTCTGGTGGTACTGGCTACACAGTTGGCGACACCGTCACTGTTACCGAAGTGGGCGGCACTCCTGGTGTGGGCTCTTTCCGAGTCGCATCCATCGCATAAGCCTTGTAACCGCGATACTTACACACAAAGCACCCAAGGGCCTACAAGGGCCCTTTTTTCTTGGAATTCTAAAACCAGCGAGGTTGCTTACTAAATGGCTGACGTCACCAAGGGTACTAATTTTTTCATCGTCCCCAAGGTCGACCGCCAGTCGGCTACGGCAGCGGAGGCTCAGATTCAGAGCCTTGTACAGAAGGCTGCTGCAGCTGTTGAATCAGGTAACGATAAAGTTCTCGCCAACCTAAACGCTAAGGTGGCCAAGGCTACCGGGGCAAAGAATCCAGAAGTTAAAGTTAAGGTCTCCTACGAGACAAACAGTGCAACCGGTCAGATCAAAGAAGTTCGCAAGCTGTCTGCTAGTGCGCTCGATCCGATGATCGCGGACTACAAAAAGATGGTCGCGATTCAGGGTCAATCAGCCTTGAAGGTCAAGCAAGAGCTGAACGTTCAGAGAGATAAGCTCAACATGTTAAAGCAACAGGCTTTAACTTTGAATAAACAAAGCGCTGCATACAAGAGAAACGCAAACGCCCAGAAGCTGGTTGTAGCGGAAACTAAGAAGCTTGAAACAACCCTTAGAAAAGTAAGCACCCTTGCGTCCCTCAAGGGCCAGCTTCGTGCGGAGAGCCAGAAGCTCTCTATGATGAGCCAGTACAATCTGGGTCTCAACAAGCAAGGTCAGCAGGTAGCTGTTCTCAATCAGCAGTGGGTCCAGCAGAAGGCCTTGGTTCAAGGTTTGTCCGGGCAGGTTGCCATGGCTGGCGTGGCTGCCCAGGGCTTTGGCGCTAAGGTGGCCGCCGCGGGTATGGCAATGCAATCTGCATTCGGCTGGATTGCTGCCGTGGTTGCAGGCTTGACTGCGATTGCTGGAGCCATTGGTGCAATCACCTCTCGTGTTAAAGACATCCAGTCTCTCAAGCTAACCTTTGAGGGTATGGGGCAAAGTATTGCAGCCCAGAATGAAGTCCTCGCCTCCGCGAAAGCTATTGCTCTCAGCTACGGAGTCTCTCTCCGTAAGGTCGAAGGCGCGTTCCGTCGACTGGGTCCTGCTATTCTTGAGTCCGGAGGGTCTCTGAAAGACACCGAGACTGCTATTAAGTCGATTGCAGCTAGAACGACAATGCTTGGCCTGAACACCGAGCAGGCTGGCCGATACATCGAAGCCTTCGCTCAGGTCATGGGTAAAGGTAAGTTGCAGTCAGAAGAACTTAACCAGCAGTTCTCCGAACTTGACGGTGGCCTGCGCGGTCAGCTGAAGAACTGGTTAGCGGCCAACAAAGGAATTACCGACTTCGAGGGCGCCATGAAGAATGGCGAGATCACTGCAGGCTTGTTCCTGGAGGCCTTTGAGGCTATCAACGAAGAGATTCGTTCCAAGTTCTTGCGTTCTATCGCCGATACGCAGCAGGCTATCGAAAACATGGGTGGCAGCGGCACAATGACGCTCAACCAGTTGAACGCTAAGCTGCAGACCTTGTCGTCTATCGGCCTTGAGTCAGTTGGTAAGGCTCTCGCTCCTCTGGGTAAAGAGCTGATGAAGATCTACGCTGCCTTTGTTCAGGTATTTACAAAAATCGCCACGGAAATGCCTGGTATTCAAGCTCTGTTCCAAGGCTTGGGCCACGTCCTCGGTGTCATCGCCAAGGTCTCTATCAACACACTCCTCTTGGGTTTCGGTGTGCTCATGCAAATACTTGACATTGTCATCCAAAAGCTTATTGAGTTCTATAACTGGCTGAAGCAGATCCCTATCGTCGGGGACATGCTGAAGGGTATCGAGGATGGAGCCAAGGCTCTGAACGCCAACTTTGACCAGAGTATCGATATTTTCTCTACTCTGAGCGACGAAACGACTGGGGCAAAGGCCGAACTGGAGAAATATAACGATGAGATGGCCACCCTGGGTGAGCAGCTTAAAAACAACGAGATTACGCAACAGCAATATCACGAGAAGGTGGCTGCTCTCGAAGCCAAGCGAGCTGAGGCTCAAAAGAAGATCGCCGCCGAGGAGCTTGCGGCGGAGCAAGAGAAGATGGATAAAATGCTTGAGATGAGGAACCAGCAGCTGGACCGAGACGAGCAGTTGATGCAGAGGAAGATCGACGGCATCAACCAGGCCAAGGATGAGGAGGTTAGGGCTATTGATGAAACCATCTCAAACCTTGAAAGGCAGAAGTCGGCCGTTAAGGAAGTTTACGACGCGAAGATTGAGAGTGTCAAGCGTGCGGCAGAGCTTGCAAAGCGGGCCATCGAAGACGAGATGGCTGCCCTGCGACAGCAGAAGGAGATGGTCAAGAGAGACTACTCCGAAAGGATTGCAGCGGTCAAGTCTCATTACTCCCAACTAAAGGCCGAAATGGACGCTGCGCACTCGAAAGAGATGGCGCAAATGGACGCGAAGATTGCCAGGCTCAGGGAAGCGCAGAGCGCTGAAATGCGTTCGTATGACTCCGGTCCTGCGCAAGAAAGGCTCAACATGATGAAAATCGCGGACCTGCGCAAGAGAATTGCTTCGGAAAGCGATTCGATGAAAAAGCAGGAGATGCGTGCTGAGATTGAGCGCATGCAGAATGCTAAAAGGCGAGCTGCCGCAGAAGTTCGCCACCAGCAGGAAATGAAGAAAGCCATGGAAGAAAAGGCTGAGCTGGAGAGGAAGCAGGCTGAAGAGAAGAAGAAGCTAGAAGAAGAGGAGAAGAAGCGCGTCCAGGAGCTACAAGAAGCGCAGAAGCAAGCCCTGCAGCAAATCGCAGATGCCCTGACTGGCCTCTCCAACCAGAAGCGCCAAGACGAGCGAGCAGAAAAGGATGCAGTCGATGACCTTAAGAGTAGGCGCGACGCAGCCATGAAGGCCTACGACCAGCAAATTCAGGATCAGAAAGACGCCAGGACAGCGGCTAACGAACAGGCTATGTCAGAGATTGAGGAACTTGAGCGAGCACACCAGAGGGAGAAGGAAGCCGTCGAAGATATCGAGTATGCGATTCAGCAAAATGCAGATGCGCAGGACGGCTTTGGCTCTCGTGTAGACTCAGTGACGAATGGCGCACTCCAACGTCAGCTGGAGAAAGTGCAGCAAATTAGACGGGAAATGGACATGATCAATGCCGGCGGTGGCGGCGGCGGTGGCGGCAACAGGGCCTCTGGTGGTCCCGTTTCAGGTGGTACGACGTACACCGTTAACGAGGTTGGTACCGAAGGCTTCATGGACGCCTCTGGCCGGATGCGCGAAATTAAAGCTCCCGCTTGGGGTCAGTGGAAAGCTCCTGGCAGCGGTACTGTTATTCCCGCCCATATCTGGAAGAACATCAAGGCCGGCAATCAGACCAAGATCAACATGCCACGCCAGACCAGCCCAGGCAACGCCGTAGCCCGTGCTATCAGCACAATCAACAATACTGGTGGCGACAACATCCAGAACGCTGTGACCATCCAGGCATCCAACCCCATCCAGGCCGCAAACAACATGATGGTTCAGCTCAACAAGGTTCGCCGCCGCCGCATGGGCCTGTAGGAACACTTGACATAGCCTGCTTGAGATTATGTTCTTTTTCGGAGACGCTCAGTCCACAGCTAAGCTATACATCGAAAACAAGTTAGCTCAAACCGGTCCGACGCTGCCTGATGTGCACTACGACGAGATGGATGAGCAGGATTTGAGATACGCATTTGCATATCTGTATGGAGCGCTTAAAAAGGCCTACAAGGACGGTGCGGAACCGGAGGTGATAGCAATCCTCACAGAGGACTATGACGCGGTCTTCCAGAGGCTTGCAGAGGTCTCTGAGGGGTTCAGGGAAGTTGTTGCACGTGGCCGCCACGCCTACCTCCCAAACAGGAAACTGCACAATGTGATGAAGTACAAGGAGCTGGCCGGTCTGACCTAAGGGCTTCGGCAAACTAGCCACAGCAGTCGTTACCCGGAATGGACTCAATCGCAATAGCCTACTCTGGTAGTGGTAGTAGTTACAACTTTGTGATCACTAACTTTGGTGGTAACGAGATGCCTCGCACTTACCAGGAATCCGCGTCCTACGACTTGTCCGCTAACGGTGCCTCTATCCTTTCTGGCCCCGCGTTCCGCCAGAAGTATGTCTGGGCAATATCTACGATCGTATCAAACGCAGACGCAGACATATTGATGGAGATGTTTGAGAGCTGGGACACCGACCGCAGTGCCGGCTTAGCCGCGGCCGTAGGGATTATCGACCAGACCGGACCAGGGGCTGATGTTTCTACCAACGCGATCTTTTCGACTACACCAAGCTTCACAAGGATGGGACCCAACAACATGATGGTCTCCTTTGGCCTTGCGGAGGTTTGATCGATGACTTATATTGTCAACACTGCTAGGGTTCGTCGGATCACTATTGGCGGACAAGACGTAACGAGCAATCTGGTCGAGTGGACTGCCTCTGACTCCAGCGCAAACAGGAACGGTTGCGTTATGACTACGGGTTCGGTCACCCTGTCCACTAACCCTGGGAACTCCCTGGAGGACTACAGTAGGAACGACTTTATTAGGGGTGATGTAGTTCGATTATGGATGACCGCTCCTGGAGGGGGCGAGTTTAAGCATCCTCGCGGTTATCTGTTTGTAATCTCTTCGACCTACAACCCGGAGACAGAGCAGATTGTCATCGAAACGGGATGCAGGCTGGTCATGTGGGCCCTTAATGACGACAGCACAAACCTGGAGCCCTTGGTTCCTATCAGGTTGGATCCTGCACAGTTGACATTCCAGAACTGCTGTGCAGCGTTTAGTACAAACAGTCAATATGTTTACCAAGACCAAAACGGCGCCATACAAACAAGAAGCTTCTGGGGCTCAAGCCCGTCTCTCTTTACCTCCATCCTCGGCGAGACCACTACGACTGTACAGCCCCTTGCCGGGGGAGAGGCCATTCCTCAGAGAATCAACCTCTCCTACCAGGTCCCTAAGGACGGGCTTTCTGATGATCAAAAAGGTAAGGTCGAGATCTCCGAGACCGAATCGTACTACTTTCTTAACTACCCAGTTGTTAACTATGTTCGGAGGCCGTCCGATGCTACCGAAGAGAGCCCCGATGGCAATTTAGACAATATCGACGGCGTCGAAACCATTAAGGTGACGCAGCCCGCAGGTACTACTGATTGCGGCAATACGCCGGACGCGCCAGATGAATCAGAGGAGGATGAGTCCTGCACCGAAGGCTATGACCTAAAGCAAGAGCCCCAGTATGTGGGAGCTAAGCGGAGGGATGTAACCACCAGTTACTATGACGGACCTGGAGGACAGCTCAGCTCTTCTCATCAGGAGGTGTATGCGCCTTTCTTTGAGGCCAACCAGCAGTACTTTGCCGATAAGTACGCATTCTGTCGTGGATCATGGGGCACCAGGTGCAACCCCAATGGCTCGTGTAGCTTCTACGGGCTTGATCAGGTCAAAGTCGCCGAAACATACACTTACAATTATTTCGGGGCAGGCAACGAAGTCGTCCTGCAGGTGGTTGACAACTACCAGACAGTGATGGCAGGGGCGCAGACCACTGACTGGCGCTCAGGATCAAAAGGAGGCATTCCTCAAGACTTCAACAACAGTTTCGACTCCACGACTGGCGGTCTTTATAGGGTGAGCAGGACCGAAACGACCTACGAGCAAAGTGAGAACACCAACGTTCAGACGACCATCACTTACAACAGTGTAACCAGTCGAGGCACTGGCATTAACGTTCCTGGTGGCATTGACGCCATGTCAGGCATCAAGACAAAACAGATCAGGAGGTCTACTACTATCAGTACTCTAGACGTCAGTCCTGATATCGTAAACTCTCCTACTACGCAAACGGAGGAAAAGGAAACTATTCTGCTTCTTGGTACTGATGCCTATGTTACGGGGTTTGATGGTTACGAGATTGACGCCCAGCTTCCTGTTCCCATCTTCTTCGAAGAGGAAGACGATCCAGCGCTTATCGCAGCGCAGACAGAAGCGCTTGTCGCGACATACGGCCAGAGCCTGATAAAGTTCGTCAGAGGGGACGCCTTCGGCCTGCAGGTCGGAGAGGCTATGATCGACACTATTCAGGGCTACTATCCTGGCGTGTCATTCCGGTATGTCGACAACAGTAAGGGCGAAATCGTCGCGATGCGCATGGACGCGACTGTCTGGGGTGCAGACCTTGACGGTTCGGCCTTCGTTACTAGCGGCCTCTGGGAGGGCTTCTCTAACGGAACCGCGACCGTACCGAACAACCTCTACGGCAATGCAACACCAGTCTTCGATCTACCTACTGGCGGCAACCCTGGCAATCCCGGCGGTGGTGGCGGCGGCGGTGGCGGCGGTGGAGGTGGTGGAGGTGGCACCCACATCATCATTTCCGATACCGAGCCCACCACTCGCAATGACGGCTCTGCACTGCAGATCAACGATGTCTGGCAGTCTCCAACCGATCTTTATTACTGGGATGGTACCCAGTGGCTGACCTCTAATGGTACCCCTATTGGCGACCCCCCTCCACCGGTCGACCCCGACGTCGATAACGAGACCGATCTGGACACCGGCTCAATTGCTGAGATCATCAATGTCAACTTCGGATTCTCCGCTATCGCGGATACGAACTTCCCGAACGGCATTCAACCTCCCCCGGCTGATGACTCTTATGACAGAAACGTTTATCGTACTATGACCGCATGGGTCAGCGGCATGATTGTCGGAAGTGGTGACCTTATTGCCACGGACGGGAATGGTGCTATTCCCATTGAGTACAACGGGAACCTGGTGATCCAGGGGGCTAACGTGGTAAACGGGGACCTCTTCGGGTAAGCGAATAGGAATCCTAGCCCGACTTCAGGAACTGCTATGTCTATTGCCGCTAAAATCTCTCCTACCGAGTTGCGGGAGCAGGTTCTCGCGCGTTTTACTGACGCACATCTTGAGGCTCGTTTGATCTATTCTCCTGGTGTATCCTACACACCTGGAACCACTGTGGATTCAAACTTCCTGACCTTCGAGGTTCCTTTTACCGGCGGCTATGAACGTCAGATTATCAGCTGGGCCGCAAACGATGTTAGTGCCTACACCGACAATGGCGTTGGTCTCACCACCAGGGCCACCACCTTCACTCAAGACGGCAGCAGTAATACTATCCAGTTCTCTCACGTAGCACTGGTCTGGAGTGGCGGCAACGTTAACGGGCTGGTCGCGGTTCCCGCCGCCAATCCTACCTCCGGGGTTGACGGCACTTATACGAACATTCCTGTTGACTCGACCAGCGCTTCCGGCACTGGCATGACCATCGACCTGACTATTCAGAACAGCGGCGCTCTGAGCACCGACTGGACCGCTAGCATTAACAGGTCTGGACGAGGCTATGTTGCAGGCGAGGTTGTCACCTTTACGGAAGGTACTTTGACCGGAATTGGCGCTGTCCCCCAGGGAGCCGGTGATCTTACGTTTGCGGTCGACACTGTCGTTGATCAGCCCAACGAGGGTGAGATCCTTGCCGTTGCTGAGACTTCTGGTATTGCATCCTTGTCGTCCGGCAACCAGGCAGTGTTCTACTGGAACCTCAAGCAGTTTGGCTTCTACTCCGTCTCAGGCTCATGAACATTCAAAATCTGGTTAACATTAGCAATGACAACCGGATAGCAGACCTGGAGCGCCTGGCTAAGGGTGCCCCTGTGACCGGCGATTTTGACTACAGTGTCACTGGTCGATGGAAACGCCTTGGAGACAGGGGTGAGGGTATCGTCACTTACAACAACAAGGAGTACGCCACCAAGCCGCTCGGTTTCGTCTCTGTTCCTGCAGGGACGGAAGTGGAAATGAGTTTTGCTTCCGGCATCTATTACAGCAAGTTCTGATCATGGGAATCAATAGAGTATCTTTCACGGCTCAGTCCATCAAGGAAAACTTCGATGCAACCATCGAAATCAGGACACAGCAGCCCAGGCACCAAGAGGTACTGGATCCCCCTGAAACTCCAAACAAGCTAGTGGGCTACTTCAATGGTGCAACCGGTTACGTCGAACTTTACGTGGTTGATCCAAGTGGAACTAAAATGCTGAGGATCTGATGGCAGTCAATAAACCTATTATCGCGGCAGAGCAGGCCTCAAGGCCCAAGGTCAAGCATACGGCAGTACGGATTACGAACACTGTACCTCCTGACGCAGCCTTCTGGACTAATCCAGACACCGGTCAGAACGAGACGGTCTCGCAACAGCCTCAGAGGGAAGGGCAAATGGTTATTTACCGCGAGCCCGGTTCTTCAGACGTGCAGATGCTCGTTGTTATCGATATTGGCGGCGAACTACAGTGGAAGTACGTCCTGACTCAGCCCGAAATACTCAACAACGGAACGGGTCGAACTTGGGACCCCAATGCTCACTTCTACACCAATTTGGCACCCTAGCCCATCGTAGGGCATCCAAATGGGCTGGTTCAACCTTTGGGATTGGCGTAATGATGCGAGCCAAGAGGCCGAGCAATTTCTCGCTAATAACGACAACTCCGGCTTTGATAGCGGGCTTCCTGTCTATAACGCCAATGCCTCTGGCTGCACAACTAGCCAAGATTGCGCGTCTGGGTGGTATTGCAAACAAGGACGCTGCACGGCGCCAAGTGGATCTAGTGACCTAACCGGTTGTGGTGACGGTAACGAGGAAAACCCTTCTTGCCCTAGTGGTATTTACGACGGCGACTGCACTCAAACCGGTGCCGGTGCCGGCTCTGATTGCGGAGGCTATGAAGCTTGTTGTACCGACGTGCGTTGCTGTCGGTTTAGCAACATTCGCATCGCCTGCGGTTGCGGGCCCTGTGAAGAGCTTGACCTGTGCGACGGCTTCTGCACTGACTACAAGGATGCTAACGGCGAGTCTGCGGCTAACTGTGACGGCAAAGGATGTGACGAGTGCACCGACTGCGAGCTGTGGGGCTTTCAAGGGACGACAGACATCTACAAGTGCGTACCGAAGGACAAGGACGCGGCCCCCTGTCACTGCGAACGACCTCCTGAAGAAGGGGAAGGCGCGAAGGTGTGCGGAGACTGCGAGACGTGCGAAGAGGATGGTAGCTGCTCTCCGGACGCCCCAGAGTGTGATGTTTGTGCCACCAAGAGCGGGCCGTGCGAGTGCGACCCGGAAATAACCAAGAGTGTTCAGGTCTGCATGAATGCTACTCAGCAGCGGACCAACCCAGGAGGTATTAGTCTGCAAGGATTGGCCAACCGGAGGCATGCGGAACAATGTGAAGATGCGTGTAAAGACAAATGCGTGAACAAGCAAGGCAGCTGTAAAACCAAAACCTACTGCACTGACACTGGCACGGGCATTTCGGACTGTCCTCAGGGCATGAGAAGGACAGGCACCCTGCAGGTTGGCGAAGAAGAATGTGCCTTCTGCGAGGACTGCAGCGAGAGAGAAGGCGGCACTGATTGCTGCCCCTTGGAGTGTAACTGCCACGATGACTGCGGTGCTTGCATGAAGTGCGTCGACGGTGAGTGCCTGCCCGACCCAGAGTGTGCGGGAACATGGGTGTTTACAGGTACTTATTACCAGAACGGGGCGGAAAAGGCTACCGTCTATTGGTCGGCCGTCGTTCCAGAAGGGGAAGGAAGTCTGTGGGGATTTGTCCCTGCTCCTAGCCTGATGAATGGCTCGCAGGAGGATTCATTGTATGAAGGCACACCCAACATAAAAGCGGGGTGGGTTGGAGCCCCTGGAGCCAGGGGAACTAGCGCCAGTGTTACTGCCAATAGACAAGATAATTGCAACAATGACCCGAATGCGATAGGAATTACCCAGCCGAATGGATTTGGATCGTTCGCCATGTTTATCGACAGGGGTGACGGCCAACGATTTGCCCAGTCAATCGTTGGCGCCGAAGGGTACCGCGGGCTCTGCAGCGCCTCGCTCGTAGGCAGTTGGAAAGTGTATCCTGCGGGCAGCTGACAGTCGGAAGCCTAGCCTAGCTTCTGAAACGCCGTGGCTGTTTTTCCAGACAGGATTGTACTCAAGAACTCCACGGATTCCGGTGTTGCCATCGAGGCGGCCATTGGGAGCGGTGGAACTGATCAAATCCAGCAGGGCGAGCTTGTACTGGGTATTCAGCCTAATAGCGTAAACATATACACCATTGACGGCAATGGCCAAGTCGTTACTCTCGGGAGCGCAGTTGAAGGCTTTCCGGAGCTGATCGGCGATCTGCATGACGTTGATCTGACAACACCCGCTACTGACGGCCAGGTACTTGCCTTCGACTCCACTGACAGCTTCTGGAGGCCTGCTACTCGGCTCGCCAATGTCGCCGATGACTTGACGCCTCAACTTGGCGGGAACCTTGAGACCATGGGTTTCTGGATCAGAGGCAATCAGGGGAATGACATCATTCTTGCGGCCGACACTGGTCGAACTGTCTTCAGGGGAGCTGCGGGCTCCGACGCCAGTATCCGACTGAACTGCGAGACCAACGCTCACGGCGTGACCATCCAGTCGCCACCTCATTCCGCTGCAGCTTCTTACACTCTGACACTTCCCGAGTCACTAGGCACGGACGGACAGCTGCTTGCTACGGACGCTACAGGTGCTCTCTACTGGGTGGACGACGGTGGCGGCACTTCCGTGGGTCCCACGCCTCCAGCAGGGCCTGGTGTCGGGGACCTGTGGATCGACATAAACACAGACATCATTTACTACTGGGATGGCAGTAACTGGGTCGTAGTAGGCGCTGGAGGCAGCGTAACCAGTATTGATATTGCCGGAGGGACCGGCATCAATACAACCGGTGGTCCTATCACAGACTCCGGTACGATTACCGTTGCCCTGGCTGACACAGCTGTCGTCCCTGGGACCTACACCAATACGAACCTGACCGTTGACCAACAGGGTCGAATTACGTCGATTGCTAACGGAGAAGCTGGTGGCGAAGGTGGTTCAGCTGGTCGAGGGGACGGTGGAGATTTTGATCTAGGGACTATTGGGTCGCCTTTCGTGTTTGGTGTCTATGGTGCTGGAGATTTTGACACTGGCGTGAGTGGACTACCCGAGGAGCTGCTGGTTGATTCCTTCGGTCCGGACGCGGGCGATTTTGGCTAGGAATACTACACCAGCGTCCTAGTATCGTATGCCAGCCCCCTCCAACCGCGTACCAGTCAGAATTGCTCGCGGCACAAAAGCCAACCTCGATGCTAACCTTGCTAGCCTCAGAGAAGGCGAGATTTGCTATGCAAAGGACGAAGACATTATCTATGTCGTCGAAGGTGGTGTACTGATTCCTGCTGGCGGCGGGGTAAGCACTGCTGGCGGGCTAGACAGGGGCGATGGCGGTAATTTCCAGACCATGACGGTTGAAGCAGACTTCGTGACCAATATCCTGGGTGGCGGAGACTTCGAAAACACTTTAGTTGACCAGCCTGTAGAGAACTTCGGTATGCGCGACGGCGGGTTGTTCGTATAATCAACAGCAGGTATCCTAAACCAGTTGATTCAACGTTTTACCAATGGCCGCACCTGACAACAGGGTCCCCGTCCGGCTTGCCAGGGGCACCAAAGCTACTCTCGACGCAAACATCGCTGACCTCTACGAAGGCGAGATTTGTTACGCTACTGACGAAAATATCTGCTACGTCAAAGAGGGATCTGCCCTTGAGCCCGCTTCTGGTGGCGCTTCCAACCTGGGTGGCCTGACTGACGTTGATCTCAGCACCCCTGCTACTGATGGACAGGTTCTGATCTGGAGTGCTGTTGACAGTGCCTTCCTGCCTGGTGATGCTGCAAACCCTGTTGTTAGCATCAACGACCTCAGCGATGTTGACATCTCCACTGTGGCGCCTGCTGAAGGGCAGGCACTGATCTGGAACGAGACCGACTCTGAGTTCCAGCCTGGTGATGTAAGCACGGCAGTTGCATTTGCCGATCTTACTGATTACGAAGCACCTGTCAGCTACACAGTCTACGACGGTATTAGCGGCTTCACTGGAACCACTGGTGGCATTTATTACGCCTACGGCTCATCTCGCCTGGCGATGAACGTTGACGACGAGGCAGGCCTGACTCTCGACGACACCAACATCGCTCAGGTCGGTGCTCTGATTGAGCTTTCTACCGACGGTGGCGTGACCTGGGGTAACGGCGTTAGTGTTACCAGCCAGCATGCACTGCCTAGCGCAGGATTTGGCTTCTGGCGATTCGACCATGACGGCCCTGCTGACTGGCCCGCCAACATCGTGGGTGTGTTCGAGACCGGCACCGACCTGCGACTGCGCTGGGCTGGCGGCAGCGGTGGCCTTGGAGATGGCGACATCCTGGCTTACAATACGACGAACAGCACCTGGCAGCCAGTTCCCAACACTGCTCCCACTGTTGAAGGTCTGTCCAACACTGACTTCGGTAGCTACTCCGGTAACACCACCTACGTCAACGATGCTACTCCCGACGATAATGCTGGTGAGTGGTACATGGCCAACGGCACCGACTACATCGCCTACAACAACGCCCAGTCCGGCCCCGGCAAAATGGGCGACCTGCAGGTCGGCGACTCGGTGACCATCACCTATAGCGACGACAGCACTGAGACCCTTGAGATTCAGGCGGCTGAAGCCGACAACAGCGCTGGCTCCAAGTTCATCCGCTTCACCACGGGGGCTACAGCAGTTGTTGCTAGCGGTGGTATCAGCCTTTCTGCTCCTGGCCGCTTCGGTGCCGCTCCTGGCGAAGTTCTGACCTGGAACGGAACTGCCTGGGTAAGCACGACACCCGCTGCAGCGGTTGACGAGCTGGATGACATTTCAAATGTTGATGCCAAGGTTTCAGCCGGTACGTTGCTCGGTCGCTACGCCGCTTTCACTTCTGACCCTCCAGCCGCTAATGGCGAATGGAGAGCTGAAAGCTACAACGAACTGCGCATCTTCTTCACTGACTCCGACGGCGTCGATATTGAGACTGCCTTCGATGCCCTGCCTACCTCTGGAAGTGTCTGGATCGTTCCTGACGGCGACTTCGGCAACGTTATCGAGGTCACCTACGCTGGTACGACCAACCAGACCACTTATGGTCGCTTCACAGGCACTAACATCGATGACGCGATCAACACTTACAGTGAGATTGCGGTTTACTCCACCCTGCCTAGTCAGAACAATCCCGCGGACGGCCAGATCCTGTCCTACAGCACCAGCCAGTCCAAGTGGGTCGTTAGCAGTATCCCTGAGCCTCCTGCAGGGGTCGAAGAGATGGCCGACCTGTCTGATGTGAATATCGGGGCTTCTGTCTTCACCGTTATCGGCAGCGGTCGTTTCGACACTGCTCTGGGTGCTTTCCCCACCGGCAACCCTGGTGAGTACTACGATCAACCCGGTCAGAACCGTATCTTCATCAGTGACACTGACGCTGACAGTGTCGACATGAATCAATTCTTCCAGGGCACTGATCAGGTCGGCAACCGGTTGCAGATTGCTACAGACTCCGGGTTTACCAATCTCCTCGTCGACGCCACCATTACTGCTTACAGCGATCAGTCAAGCAACAGTCGTTACTACTTTACGTGGGGCTTCGACCTGGGCTTCTCGCTGACTGGCGAGATCTATGTTCGCGTTGGCACGCTGGATTCCCCTGTAGGCGACGGCCAGGCACTGATTTACAGCAGTAGTTCCGGTAACTGGGAACACACCGACATCCTGACCACTCTTGACAACAGCACCATCGGTCAGCTCTCCAACGTCAAGGACGACACCCCCACTCCTGTCGTAACGACCTGGACGCACATCGATTCGTCAGCCGCAGCTAGCGTCATGCCATCGGCATCGGGTTATGTGGGAATTGGTGGTACGGCTCTGCACCCCTCTTCTGCCAACGGAGACGAGAAGGCCAACCTTAGAGCCTTCGTGGCGACCTTGTCCCTGCCTCAGGAACTGACCTTCAGGGTTTCTGACGGAGATCTCGTTATCAACATCTCCAACGTTGCCGACACGATGGACGATCCCGACGGGCCGTATCAGCCCAGGATCCTGTTCCAGCACGCTTCCTCCATCACCGCTCCGACTGCTACTGGCACTATCGAGATTCTCGAATACAGCGCTTTCCTTGGTGAGTTGGCAGCTGCTCCCGCCGATGGCCAAGTGTTGACCTGGGTTGACTCTAACAGTCAGTACGAGCCCGTCTCTCCTGCTGCTCGCAACTTGGTGGATTTCGAAGGCGTAACCCTTGAGGACGGCGCCGGCCTGATCTACGACTCTGTCAACCAAATCTTTAAGCAGAACCAGACAGCGCCCGACACCCTGTCGGCCATGGCTTACAAGTTCAAGAACACCCTGTCTGGAGACCCAAGCACGGGGCGCATTGCTCTCGACAACGCCGACCCTACACTGGCTACCGAAATTCGTGTCCACAAGACTACAACGAACGGGGTAGACCTGACTAACGTCTTCGCGGCTGGAGTGGGTACCGCCCAGGGTATCTACATTCAGCGCAAAGACGACGCTTCCGAGGCGCATTTCTTCCGCACTACCGGACCAGCCACCGACAGTGGTGCCTACATGACAGTCGGAGTAGAGCACGTTTCAGGCACGGGCACCTTTACCAATAACAAGGTGATGGTTGTCGGCGTTTACGCTAAGGCCGAGACGGCTTCGCTGGCACCTTTGTCAGTTCCCGCCTCCGCTACTGACACTGGAGCTGTTGGCGACGTCCGTTACGACGCTGACTATGTGTACATCTGCGTTGCAGCAAACACCTGGAAGCGGGCCGCCCTCACTACCTGGTGATCGGTATCCTAGCCCAGCTTTCGTTAAGTTGGGCATGGATCTGAAAGAAGAACTCAAGTCAGGCGGGGTCTATCCAACGGGCCCCGTTTCTGCTTGGCCGCAAAAAAGAAACGAGGAGCTGATGGAATACAGTCTGATGGTAACTACACCAATCCATCAACTTTCCTCTGAGAAACGTGCTGCGATCGCCGCGGCCGCCCTTCCCGAAGACCGGGAGTGGATCCTTAATGGCAAGGCTGGACCGACCCCTTCTCAGATGCCCAGTGTCGGCAAGATGGCAAAGGGTTTCATGAAAACGGCGGGTCAGGCTCTTGCTAACGGTAAGGTAACTCGGGAGGTCCGTGATGAAAGGTATGCCACATGTGAGGCATGTCCCATGTTTAACCCAGAAAGCAAGCGCTGTAGAGAGTGTGGCTGCTTCATGCAGGCGAAGACTTGGATTGCCGGAGACAAGAAGATGCTTTGCCCTCTAGACAAGTGGAGCCGTTGATATGCCAGCTAATCTTTTCGAAACGCCTGACTTCGAAAAATGCGAAAAGAAGAGGCGATGCTGCGATGGGGAAAACAAGGGGTTGGTCTATACTGTGAGCAAGCCCTGCAAGGACGGCTTTACGTTTGATTTCAAGAAATGCGATTGCGCTCCCGAGGGATATGGGACCTTGAGGTACTCGCACGGCGCGACCCTCTGCTCCAGCGGTGGAGGATACTGGTGTCACCCGCAGTATGCAGATAGGCCTGTTCCTGTTGGCGGCTGCTCATCTGATCTCACATTCACTACCGACGTCCGAAACATCAAATTCAACCAATTCGTAATTGGCGTAGGCCAAAGTAGCAGCGGCTGCTTTGGTAAGTCTTGCACCGAAAGCATTCCGACCTATTTCTGCCCGGTCGGGATAGACCTTATCGATTCAGACGGTGAGCGAAAAGTAAGATGCGCAACGAATGTGAGGCAAGACGGATTCATCTGTTACCCCTCGAACCAGTTGCAAGATTATCTCGGCGGCGTCGATAGCTGCGTTACTGCTTATATCACAGACGTCCAGTGGCAGCCAAACAACGACGGGCCATTCTACGATCTCGGATATTCGTTTATCGGAAAGTGTACACCTGGAGGCGAACGGATCATGGGCGCAGAAGGCACTTCATAAATAATTGGCGAAAAATCCGTCATAGGCATACTAGCTGCGTAACATTCGTCCAGGGGTGATCCCTGGTCTTTCACATGTCCGAAGAGAACCTCAACGCACCTGCAGAGAATGCAGTACCCGCAGAGGCAGCCGCTCCCGCACCCACTGCGAGTTCCGGCGAAGAGATGATGCCCCGCTCCGAGGCCGAGAACCTGCTAAAGGCTCTCAAGGCCGAACGTGAGGCGCGTAAACAGTATGAGCGCGAGGTCAAAGAGACCAAGGGCCAGCTGGAGAAGTTCGCAGAGATCAATCCCGAAGAGTACACTAAACTGCAGCAAGAGGCCGCCGAGGCAGCTCGCTTGCAGGCTCAGTGGGGTGAAGCACGCGACGCTATTGAGACCAAGTACTCCGCCCAAGCTCAAGAGGCTCGCAAGGAGGCAGAGGCTGCCACTAAGGCTCTGGCGGCTTACAAGAAGCAGTACGCCTTGGAAAAGGTGTTCAACAATGCTGGCGGTCGCACTGATTCAGTGGATGGCGTTTCCTTCTTTGACCTGATGGCCGGCCAGCTTGGTGGCAACTTCCGCCAAGAAGTCGACGGCTCTCTGACTGTTATCGACGCTGCGGGTGATCCTCTCCTAGACAAGGAGTCTGGCAAGCGTATTACGCCTGAAGACTACCTGGCTAGCTATAAGCATCACCCTGTGTTTGGCACCTTCTTCAAGGGCGCCAAAGGTAGCGGTGCAGGTATTGGCTACGGTGGTACCGATGCCAATGGTTTGCCCGTGGAGGACATTTCCGGCTTAAGTGCTGAAGAAATGTTCCAGCGTGCTTTCGGCAGCTGATAGACTGGCAACTCAGGACGGAATCTGATGCAAGGGCTCTTCGGGGCCCTTTTTTCATGAGAATCTGCATGTTCTTACCAAAGAAAGAACAGAACTAAGGGCGTCAAGACCCAGATAGGTATTATATGGATAGCAGCCCCGTAGGGAAGTTCCGAGATGGAGACGACTGAAAGGGTGCAATTTGTCGAAGCGGTCGTGACGGCTGCCTAGGCCTAACACCCAAACTCTGTTCTTTCTTACTTAAGAGGTATTTAATCATGGCTTTGACCCTGCTCGAAGCACAAAAGCACGCCAAGACTCCCCAGGAGCTGGCTGTTGTGACCGAACTGGCCGCTGGCCAGCTTATGTCTGTTCTCCCCTTCCGCAACATCGAAGGTAACGGCCTGTTCTGGAAGCGTGAAGAGAGCCTGCCCGATGTCGGTTTCCGTAACTACAACGGCGCCCTGGCTGAGTCTTACGCTGAAGTGAGCCAGCAG